GGTTTGCCGCCATAGCTGACATGCAGGTCGGTGACGGCAACCAACAAGCAGCTGTTGGTACGACTATAGCTCTTTTAGAACGTGGTTCGAGAGTCATGTCAGCCATACATAAAAGATTGTATGTGGCGATGAAGCAAGAATTTAAATTATTATCTGGAGTTTTTAAACAATACCTACCACCAGAGTATCCTTACGATGTTGTTGGAGGACAAAAACAAATTAAAGTTGCAGATTTTGATGACAAAGTTGACATTTTACCTGTAGCAGACCCAAATATTTTTTCTCAATCGCAAAGAATTTCAATGGCACAGACAGAATTGCAACTTGCAATGTCAAATCCTAAAATGCACAACCTTTATGAAGCGTATAGAGCTATGTATAATGCAATTGGAGTAAAAAATATTGATAAAATCTTGCCACCACCTCAACAACCGACTCCAATGGACCCGGCAACTGAAAATATTCTTGCAATGAGTGGAAAACCTTTCCAAGCTTTCAAAGGACAAGACCATCAAGCGCATATTACGACCCATTTAAACTTTATGGCGTCCAATATTGCTCGAAATGCACCTCCAGTCAT